CAATGTAATTGTCATAAGACCAACGTTCAAACTCAAGGAGAATCAAGTGGGAGAACATCAGAAGACCACGCAGGCCGTTGTGGTCCCTCAGAGTGCAATCAATCCGCATCAGACCGTTGAGCAGTTTGCTCTCTTCAACGTGGACGGCACCGAGCATGTTGTTGCCGCACAAGCTGCTGCTCAGGCTGACGTTGGTGCTGTTACCTCCGTGGTTGCCGCTGGTGCTGCGCCCACCAAGGCTGAGTATGATGCGCTTCGCGTTGATGCTCTTGCGACTCGCACGGTTTTGAACAGCCTTCTCGGCAAGCTTCGCACCGCGGGCGTCATCGATACCTAGTCCTTTAGAAGGAGAGCTGCGTGGAAAACGACGACAAGGTTATGGTGGCTCTTCTTCCGATTATTTCGGATTGGGCCAACATTCAACTCCCTCATTTAACTTTGGTTTATGCGGGTAAGAAGACTGATCTGTCCGCGTCTGATATGGACGGTTTGAGTAAGGCCGCCCTTTCAATCGCAACGTTGTGCGCTCCGATCACTCTCAGGACCTTGGTCAAGGATGTGTTCGGAGAGGGCACAGACGACAATCCAAAGGTAGACGTACTTCGGTTCCACCCGAATCTCGAGCTCATTAAGATGCGCTCACTTATTCAGGATTGGGACGCTAGCGATTTCCCTTTCATTCCTCATTTGACCGTGGGTCCTGAAGGTACTTGGAATGCCGATTCTTCCCCAGTGATGGTTGCCTTTGACAAGGTGGCGATCTGTACCGGTGATGAATGTCAGGCATTCCAATTGGCACATTATAGGGATGGTCGGGACTATGTCTAACAAGGTGATCGTCCACAAGAACCGAACGAACACAATCATCGTCGATCTCGGGATGGACGTCTCAACCGACGTCATCACAAGTCAGATCAGGGCCGAACAAGATCCTACCTCCGCTCTTATTGCTACTTGGACTGTGAGTTTTGTTACCGATGGTGTAGACGGTCTTTTGGAATTGCTTCTTGATAACTCTGTCACAGGAGTTACGGTTGATAGTGGTTACATGGATCTTAAGAGAGTCTCCGCGGGAGAACCTTTGGCCGTGTTTGACAGACCATTAGAGGTAAGCTTCCAGGGGACGGTGACAGCATGAGCGAGATCAACGTCCTTTCTCGTACTCAAAGGATTATTGTTAATCCGACATCTCGGGCGGTATCGGTAATCAATTCAGGCCCACAAGGCCCTCCGGGTGTTCCAGGATCTCCTGGTGGTTTGACCGAAGAAGAAGCCATTGATGCTGTTGCCACCTCACTAATTGCTGGCGACAACATTAGCATTGGCTATGATGATCCCGGCGGCGACATTACACTAGCGTTTATGCCAGAAGAGATCATTCACGATTGGTCCACTGATGGTTGGACTCCTTTTACCGAAGTCCTGCTTAATGATGACTTTCCTCTTGGCGATGAAGCTGACCAAACCGTGTCTGTGGTTGCCGGTAGAGGTAGAATCACAAACACCGCCGCGCAAGCCAGCCTGCGTAAGGCGTATCCCAGAGATGACACTCTCTGGATGGATTCGGAGATCACCACTTTAGTATATGGTTCTGATGTGTTCAGTACTACCGGTACTAACCCAGCCATTCCGCAAGGTGGTCACTTCCATCGAGGATATTATGACGTGGATGGTCGTTGGCGCGCGATCGCCGTTAGCAACAACATCTTTTTAAGCGATGTTAACGTCATCAACGCCAATGTGTGGAACATGGATCCGACAGAAGCACCGGAAGATACCCTTGATCTTGGCACCAACGGTGGTGCTAAGTCATATTCTGAGGCTCGTCTACTTCGTGTTGCTAACATCTATGGAGTCGCACGAGTAAACTTCTTTGGTGTTATTAATACGTATTATGTGACTCCTGCTAATCTTAATGGGCTTGAGATTGGTACGCCAGCTATTGTCGATACTTTACTTGACTCAACGTTTGATATTGCTACGGCTCAGGCTATAGCCAACGTTGGCTCTGGTCTTATACAAATGATTGATGCAGAAGCCGGTGCAAACGTTACGGCTAAGCCCGAGTTCGGTATAATCTCTCCTCCGTCAGAGTCAGCTCGTCGTTGGTGGCCATACTGGCTCAAGTCTAGACTTATTGGTAGTAAGCTTTCAGTAAAGGCCTGGCGTCAGTTCGATCCCGAGCCTGATTGGAGCGATCCACAAGCAGTAAACAATTATGATTTTGCTGCCGCCGCTGCAAATGATCCTGCGCCTGGAGCTATGTATCCAGACGAACCAGGTTATTGTGGGTTGGTCGGTAATCACATCCGTAACACAAGGTACTTCGAATACGGATATTTCTCCGCACGCAAACTTTGACCTGATGAAAGAAGGAGGACGTCATGTTGATCGTGATTCAGAGGGGACACGTTCCTCGAAAGACTGGCGCGACTGGCGCCCCTGGTGAGCAGAAGTTCGCGATCGAGGCAGCTGAGCGTTGTCGCGTTCGTATCAACGGTGTCGGCCATGCGGTTCGTATCATTGACGCCGATGTACCTGACACCCTGTACCATGGCGACGCGTTCTTTGCCATCCACTACGACTCGTCTCGGTCTCCTGGTGCTCAGGGTGCTTCGGTGGGTTATCAGAACGCCCGAGGTGGTCAGGCGGGTCGTCTTTGGAAGGCTCATTACCAGCGTAACGGCTGGACTAACGGATTCCGTCCGGACAACTACACCGCCGCGCTGGCTGGGTATTACGGTGTTCGTCGTGCCCTTGCACAAGGCAATGACTTTGCCATCATCACTGAGGGAGGGTTCCATTCGAATGTCCCGGATCCTGATCCTCAGATGGAGGATTCCCAGCTTCTTGCTTCCCCAAAGGGTCCTGACCGTGTTGCGATCGCTATCGCTGCTACGGTTGTGGATCTCTTCGGAGTCAAGGGCGCTCAGTGTCCTCCGGCGGTCGGTATTCCCGAATACCCAGGAACTGTCAAGCTGGGTTCTACTGGTCACGCGGTCGAGCTTTGGCAGCAGCAGTTCAATCGTAAGGGTTATAACCTCACGGTTGACGGTTCCTTTGGGCCCGCGACTAATCATGTCGTGATCGATTTCCAGAAGAAGAACGGTCTAACGCCTGATGGAGTTGCTGGACCCCATACCTGGCACAAGCTTGTTATCGGTTGATTGATAGAAAGGAGACCAAATGCCGGGTAACCGTAGGCCCAGACGGAGGCCCGCTACTACCGAAGAAGGTAGAGAGAATCAACTGGTCTCTTTAGCTATTGATCTGGTCGAGAAACAACTTATCGATGGTACTGCATCGTCTCAGGTTATCACGCATTATCTTAAACTTGGTTCTACCAGAGAGAAATTGGAACAAGAGCGTCTGGGTCGAGAGAACCAACTCCTTGTTTCCAAGGTAGAAGCCATGGAATCAGGTAAGAAGGTTGAAGAACTTTACGCAGATGCTCTGAATGCGATGCGATCTTACGCGGGACAGGAGGAACCTCAGGTCGATGACGAAGATTAGAACATATTCCGAACTTGAGTTCTTTCACACCTTCGAAGATAGATTCGAATATTTGAAGCTGGGTGGATCTGTTGGGCGATCAACATTCGGCTTCGATCGTTGGGTTAATCAACAGTTTTATACATCTTGGACATGGAAACATGTCCGACAAGCCGTAATTGTGCGAGATAATGGCTGCGATTTGGGTATTTCTGGGCATGAAATTCATCTAGAGATTCTTGTTCATCACATGAATCCCATGACTGTAGACGATATTCGCAATGGCGAAGACTGGATGACGAACCCAGAATACCTTATAACAACAACCAAAAGGACTCATAATGCCATACATTATGGTAATAATTTACAACTTCCGAAGGTTGTTGTTGCAAGAAAACAAGGTGATACGAAACTTTGGTAGTCTAAAGGAGGAACGATCGATGGATGACGAAACAGATTCGAGCATCACAGGTCCAGACGCGGTTGTAACCGACGGTCAGGAACTCGATGTCGAGAAGGAGTTCCAGGAAACTAAGAGTCTCACCGATGTAGCCAGGGAAGTTCTTGCTGGTAAGTGGGGACTCGGTATTGAGCGTCGTCGCGCTCTTGCTGCCGCGGGTTATGATCCCAACAACATCAAGGAAGAGATCATTCGTGTTGCGAATGGTAGGACGTAGTTTCTAAGGAGGTGAGAAATCACAGTGGCTAGCATCCTAACAGACACTAAGAAGATTCTAGGTGTGGACGCGGCTTATACCGTGTTTGACTTGGATATTATAACTCACATTAATGCCGCTTTCTCTACTATTAATCAGTTGGGTGTTGGTCCAGAAGAGGGCTTCTTCATCGAAGATTCTACAGAAGAGTGGGATGCTTTCGAAGTTCCTCCTAATCAACTTCATCTGACCAAGACGTATATTTATCTGAGAGTTCGAATGTTGTTCGATCCCCCTGGAACATCGTTTCTAATCCAAGCGATGAACGACCAAATCGCACAATTGGAGTGGAGACTGAACATGTTTCGTGAAGTGCTCCTCCCAGACCCTGAGGAGGTGGCTCCGTGAGTAATCCCGTAGAGGACGTTCTAAGTCACTACGGTAAAAAGGGAATGAAGTGGGGTGTTCGTAAAGCTTCTTCTGGTGGGTCCAGTTCCCAGCGAACCACGTTTACCAAGGCTCCTAAGAAACTTAGCGATATAGAGCTCGGAAAACGCATTAAGCGAATGGAAACCGAGAAGAAGTACAATCAACTTAATCGCAAAGATGTTTCAGAGGGAAAGAAGCTTGTCGCCGACATCCTGACTAGTTCGGGTAGTAGAGTTGCTAAGACGGTTCTTACCGGGGCAGGTCTTCTCGCGGTAAGAGCAGCTCTTACGTCTAAGTTTGGCGAAGGTGTAGGTGAGGCGGCAACTAGACGGCTTAAGTAGGAGGAGCGATGGCATTATCTAATACCGAAACTCCTTACTACTATGGGGTGTTTAGAGAGTCTGTTCTCAGGGGAGACATTCTTGTAAACAGAGAGATCTCTCTAGAGATGAATCGCGTTGATGCTCTCATCGCTAACCCAAACGTCTACTACGACGATAGGGCTATCGATGGATTCATCAAGTATTGCGAGTTCGAACTAACGTTGACAGATGGCACCGACCTTCATCTTCTGGATACGTTCAAACTTTGGGCTGAACAAATCTTTGGGTGGTACTTCTTCGTAGAAAGAAGCGTGTACACTCCAAACGAGGATGGTCATGGTGGGCATTATGTCAACAAGCTGGTTAAGAAGAGACTCACCACTAAGCAGTTCTTGATTGTCGCTAGAGGTTCAGCCAAGTCGATGTATGCATACTGCATTCAAGCATACTTCCTTAATGTTGATACTGCAACCACACACCAGATTACGACCTCACCAACGATGAAACAGGCTGATGAGGTCATGTCTCCATTTAGGACATCCATCATCAGAAGTAGGGGCCCACTGTTCAAGTTCTTGACAGAGGGTTCTCTTCAAAACACAACTGGATCCAGAGCTCAACGTCAGAAGTTGGCTTCCACTAAGAAGGGCATTGAGAACTTTCTTACTGGATCTTTGCTTGAAGTTCGACCCATGACGATCAACAAACTTCAGGGTCTGAGACCTAAAGTTTCAACGGTGGATGAGTGGTTGTCTGGTGATCTAAGAGAGGACGTTGTTGGCGCAATCGAACAGGGTGCCTCCAAGATGGAGGACTATTTGATCGTTGCTATCAGTTCTGAAGGAACAGTTCGGAACGGTTCTGGTGACAACGTCAAAATGGAACTCGCAGACATACTTAGAGGTGAGTATCAAGCGCCGCATGTTTCGATTTGGCATTACAAACTTGACGACATTGCCGAAGTAGCCGATCCTGCCACCTGGGTCAAGGCTAATCCTAACTTGGGCAAGACGGTTACCTACGATACGTATCATTTAGATGTTGAACGAGCTGAGAAAGCTCCTGCTTCTAGAAACGATATCCTGGCGAAGCGTTTTGGGATACCAATGGAAGGTTATACTTACTTCTTCACTTATGAAGAGACTTTGCCGCACAGAGCTAGGGAATTCTGGGGGATGCCGTGTTCGTTAGGTGCGGACTTGTCTCAGGGAGACGATTTCTGCGCGTTTACCCTTCTATTTCCTATTGGTGATTACGCATTCGGCGTTAAAACCAGAAGTTACATAACTTCTTTGACATTAATGAAACTTCCAGCAGCTATGAGAATCAAATACGAAGAATTCATCTCCGAAGGGAGCCTTCATGTACTAGAAGGCACCGTTTTGGACATGACGGAGGTCTATGAAGACCTGGAATCGTTCATCACTGCCAACGAATACGATGTAAGATGTCTAGGTTTTGACCCATATAACGCTAAAGAATTTGTTGCCAGGTGGGAAGTTGAGAACGGCCCTTACGGAATTGAGAAGGTTATTCAGGGCGCAAGGACTGAATCGGTTCCTCTTGGGGAGCTTAAAATCCTTGCCGAACAGAAGAAACTTATCTTCGACCAAGTTCTCATGTCCTTTGCTATGGGTAATGCGGTTACTTTGGAGGATACAAACGGTAACCGAAAGCTCTTAAAGAAACGAGCCGAAGAAAAGATCGATAATGTTTCAGCCATGATGGACGCTTATGTGGCTTACAAAGCCAATAAGGAGGCGTTCGAGTGATGTTTGTCCATAACCAAGTAAGAGGGAGGTGAAACTTGCCTATTCTGGATCGAATCAAGCGAAGTTGGAACGCCTTCCGAAACATTAAGCTTGAGACTGAAAATTTAGCGTATGGGACAACGTCGTATTTTGGCGGGACTTCTCCATCTCGATCGCCGTTGCGTATCTATAATGAGCGGTCCATTATCTCTTCTATTTATACGAAACTAAGCATTGATGTTGCGGAAATCTTGATTAAACACGTTCAGTTGGATGATCAAGATCGTTATACGAATGATGTTGAAAGTCCTCTGAATAAATGTCTTACTTTGGAACCAAACATCGACCAAGGTCCTAGAGCGTTTAGACAAGACATAGCGTTGTCACTGTTCGATCAAGGTGTCGTTGCTATTGTTCCTGTCGACACTTCGGTGAACCCAAGTAAGACTGGCAACTTTGACATCTATACAATGCGAGTTGGCGAAATCACGGCTTGGTATCCTACCCATGTCCGAATTAATGTTTATAATGAAGCTAAAGGCCAGCGAGAAGAGATTCTTCTAGAGAAGCGCAATGTAGCCATCGTTGAAAACCCGTTGTACGCGGTTATGAACGAGCAAAACTCTAC